CCCGGCCAAGCCGGATACGCGCCTATGGCCGCGACGGGCTCGCCGTCTAACCGGACCATCCACTGAAATTCCCCGTATTGGGAGACGTCGGACGCCAAGTCGTCGGGGTCGTCACTCCAACGGCAAGCAAAAATCTCCGCCGCGTCTCGTTCGCGGAGGTTGTGCGTTATGTGTTTGATGGCTTCTAGGTCTGGGCCCGCGGTGAATGTGACAGCCATTACCCTGTCTCCCCGCCGGTATAATGCACGCCGACGTTCGCGACACTGGCCGCGCTGGCGTCGGTGCAAGTTAATTGTGCTGAAATATGCGTACCGGAGCCGCCGAGTTCGATACGGCCTGTCCGGTAGGTCGAGTTCGTGATCGTCGCCACCGTCTCATAGACCGGGTTAAACGGGTCCAAAGCAATCCCGACGGTCCAAGTGCCGATACATGCGACGTCGAGGCCTTGAAAAACCTTCGTTGTCGATGGGTTGGTGATCGCCAGAAAGGGCGTCGTAATCCGTGTTTGAGCCGTGTCGTAGACTTCGCCGGTTGTTCCACCGAGCGTGTAAACCTCGTCTCCGGCGCGGCCTACGATGTTATTGCCCAAGACGGCGACGTGATCGAAAGTAATTCCGGGGGTGTATGTTGACCAAGCTGTAATCTTTGGCCCGGGGAAATACGACAAGACGTAAATCTTATCGTTAAGGATCAACCAAAATCGGCCCGTCACCGGTTCAACGATGGCTTGGGCCAAGGACGTAGTCGCTTCTCCCGCGGCTTGAATCGCGGCAACTAGTAGCGGATCAATCGGAGACCCAATGTCTGAGACCGCGGCGGCGTTAGAACTGTCTCGGGCACGTAAAGATCGGAGACCGCTATCCCCTAAATACAATACGTCTCCGTTACCGAACTGGGCTACCGACCGAGACGCGAGGGTGCCGGTTTGTTGTAGCGTTTGCTCAAGAGCGTTGTTTAGCGGATCGACGTCGAGGTTCCAAATATAGATAACCCGGCGTCCAAAGACGGCGAGCCTGTTAAAATAGACTTCAAGACCAACAGCGTCCACGCCTCTGGCGTCTTGTTGCGCGAGGTTAATAAAACCGGAACCTGTACCGGCCCAATCGGTAGTGTTGCCCGTTGCGCTAAAATTGAGGGTCTTTGCGATAACGGAATACGTCTTGGTTTGGAACGTTTTAACGTACCGGCCTTTTCCCGCCGCGCCGGTGACGAGGGCTCCGTCATAGAAGTGGTCGACAACGCCGTCAGCCAATTCAAAGACAACATATAAGAGACCGTCGTAAACGTCCCAATCGACCATTGAGCTAAGAAGTGCGCTGGACGAGGTCGTTAGTTGGACGTAAGTCGTGTTTACGTGTGTCCCGGTTAGCGGGTCGGCGATTGTGCCAAAGACGTAAATCTCGCTGTCCAGAGTACAGAGCCCGAACGTATTTGCCGGGAGCGTGTATTTGCTGTCAAACGCGAGACGCTTTTCGACTTCGCCGCCGCTTGAGACGTGGGCGTTCTCGAACTGTGTCAGAGTTCCCGCGGGGGAAGTGTCCGCCGCTTTACGGACGTCTAGCCCGGCTCTGAAATCTTCAATGAGGAAAAAAGACAAGTACTACCCCCTTGTCGGAATGTAGTCGATGCCGGGGCGTCCGCGCGCGGCACCACCACCCCCACCTATGACCCACGGTCGGCGTTTCTGCGCGCCTTGGTTACTGAGTAGCTTTACGAGGTGTTTTCCTGCCAAGCTCGCTTTGAGTGGGGCGTCTTCTGATTTTTGCCGAGCCAAAAGTTCGGCGGCTGTATGTAAAACAATAAGGTTGCTGTCCAGCGTGCAAGGGTCCGCGTCGTCGATAAGTGCGCTGAGAGGGGCAGAACCCCGGAAGCGTATTTCGCCCGCGAGACTTGGAACAGGCCAAACCTCAAACTGCCCTTCGTCCGGGCGGTGTCTCCATTTCTGGACCGGGTTAGACCGCTGGTCTTCGGAAGTGTCATACAGATTGAAATCCTCAATCGTAATGCCATAATCCATTTCTGTGAGGTACGAGCCCTCTTTCCACCAAGCCCCGTTGATAACCTCGAACGGCATATCCGCCGGGTAGTTGTATAGGTACTGCCCGGCGTATGCTGTTATGGTGCGGTCCACCAACAAGAACGGCCAATCGTGTTCTTCGTACAAAACTTCCTGAGTACGCCGAAGCACATACGCCATGTTGTCTTTCGTATTAACGCCGTGCGCGACGTTGACGGAGTGACCTAGTTCACTCCGCAAATCCGAAATCATTTGGCTTAATTGGACGCCTGTAGGCATGTCTCGTTACTCCGCGAAAGGTGTATCGTCTTCTTCGAACGCTTCATTGACTTCTGGGGTGGAAGGGTCGTCGGCTTTGAATCCGTCGTCGTCTTCCCGTGCCCGTTTTTTGGCCGGTGCTTTTTTCTTCTTTTTGGGCGGAGCTTTTGTGCCGCGCATTTCCGTTTCCATTGGGGGTTTAGTCCCCGGGAACAGAGCCTCGACGGATTTACCGGGGTATCTACGGATCAACCGGGCTTTTTCTTCGCCGGGGTCTCGGTCAACTTCGCCGCAAACTTCAACGTCCGAAACCGCTCCCGCGCCATGAATGAGTTTTAAAACTTCAGTTTCTGGGTACGTGACCGGGTCAAATTCGTCTTTAACTACGGTGTTGCGGATATCTCCTCCTACCGCGATTTCGCAAGTACATAGATGCATGACGTCTCCTGATTTTAACATGCGGTTGGAGGTTCGGGGCGGCTCTGGGAAGCCGCCCCGCCCCAGTAAATTCTTAGGTAATATCAACTACCAAAGACGAGTTACACTGACGCGCGACCATCTGGCCGGTGCAAGTGATAGAACGGTGCATAACGAACTGGTTAGACGCGCGGCTCGGAGTATGTGTCCGGTTCCATTCACCTTCCATGTTCATTAAGAAGATCGCTTTGGTGTCAAGCCAATAGCAACGCTTTGGAAGGGACAGATCATCCAACGTAGGATCGTAGATGAATTTCTGACCCATGAAGTTCAGCCCGGTAACTGCGAAGTCGTTTCCGCCGTCGGCGAAACCTTTCTGGCTGTAATTACCGTTCGCGCGCATTTCTGTTTCCAAAGCGGCTAGGAAATCAGAACCAGCAAACGCGAAGTTCGGGGAACCACCGTAACGGGTCAACTGGCGATGCTCTGTCTGCAAGGCTTGGAACAATACGCCGCCGCTTGTTGAGGCGGAGGTTACTGCCGTGGAACCGTGAGCCGCGGTAAGAGCGCGGTTCTTCCACCAAGAGTTTGCAGCCGTAGCACGGTTGATGCCGCCAACTGTACCCGTCGCCGGGTTGGCTGTGACGATAGACTGGATACCAGCGAGTGCTTTCGCGTCTCCGGTGCCGTCTCCGAGCAAAAGGGCGTTCATGGTCGAAGCATACTGTTCGCCCAAGTCTTCCATTTTGTTTTCAAGCAAACCGACCAAGGCGTGCATGTCTCGCTTGGAGTGCTTGGAGTTTTCAGAACCATTTTCGTCGGTAACTGAGATACCGTCGATTTTGAGTTCGGTATGGGTTAGGGCCATACCAATGTGCATTTCGCGCCAAGTGTAGGCTGCACGCTGGATGTTTTCTGGCGTATAGAACGAAACGGTGTCGTCATGGGTGTAACCCGTAACGCCGTCGTTGGTTCCACCGGCACCATAAGTGCCTTTGACGCCGACTGAGATATCACCTTTACCACCGGAGAAAGTCTTTTTGGCGCGCGTAAGGCGGTCCAATAGTGGCTTTTTCTGGATAGACTGGCCGAAGGCTTTGCCTTTGTTTAGATAGAAATCCAGCGAGGCGTTGGCGATGCTGGTAACTTCTGCTGATGTAAACGACATATTATGCTACTCCGAAATTAGGAGCCTGACGCTGCCAAGCCTTGCATTGCTGCTTCCATAAGGCTTCCCGGCTCGGTCTGGGCTCCATGAGCGTTTGAAGAATGGTCGCTGCTCGGAGTTCTTCGAGTTGGCTGTCGTTGCGGTGCAACGGATTTTGTCAACTCTGAAACCTCTTTGTATGCGTGTTCCGCATATTCAACCGCTTGAGCCGCCGATCTAGGGGCCCCATGCTCTTGAATAAGGGCTTGTGCATACCGCCGAACGGCGTCCGCTTTTTGCGAGTAGTCTGGGTCTCTCAGAGCAATAGATTTTTCCCAATCCGATATGCCGGTAGTTACTTCCATCGCGTGACGGTCAACGGCCTGTTGATCGTCCCGCTTTCGAGTACGTTCCTGTTCCCCTTGGGTATACTGTTCGTGGGCTCGCCGTTGGGCTAACTCTCTTGCAGCGTCGGAGGAGACATAACCTTGATTAACCTGATCTTCAAGATCGGGCGAAAGTCTTTGACCTACCATGCTTTGAGCCGTCTCGACGTAGGGCATAACCCCTGCCAAAAATGCCTCAAAATCACCTTTTCGAAGTGCGGCCCCGGCTCCTAAAAGCAGGGTAACGTCTTCGCGGTTGATATCGTGGTTCGTCATTGCTTCGATAAAAGGCGCGTATTCGGCGCGTTCATGTCTTAGCTCGTTTCGCTCGCCTAACAGCTTTTCGATCCGCTTCCGCGTCTTCGGTTTGTAC